TATTTTAATAATTCCTCAGTATTCAATATTGTTTTTACATTTTCTTTTAGTTCAGTATCAAGGTCAAGAACAATTGAACCCTCAAGGTTTTCATACTTGAAATTATTATCATAACACCACGCCTTAACTGAACCACCATAGAACATTCTCATTATCAGAATCTTACAATTATCTCTACTGATTCCATGTTTATTCATTTTCTTAAAGAACTTCTCACGACTCTTGTTGTATGCAGTTAGGATAGGACATTCATATCCTTTATCAATAAACACCTGTTCCAGTAGAACTGGGTGACAATTGACAATATCTAAATCAACATAGTTTTTCTTACATAGAGCACTTTTACAAACACCCTTCATAAATGATTGAGCCTTACACCCCTCACCGTCTTTGAGTGCCTTGACACGAATATTCAATCTACCTATTTCACTTTGAGTATACTTGACCTCAACTGATCCACCCTTTCCATACTTAAGATATTTCTTGAGTGAGCCTTTAGTTTCGTCGTCTATAATATCACAATGAAGAAGTTTCTGAGCATTTGAAATGTCATATCGTTCCTTAAGAGTAAATGAATCCATAATAGATAGCTCAGATATTTTTTTGTAAATCTTATTTTCTCCCATTTTATTATACTATATAATATAAAATAATCTTTAAATATAAACGCATATAGAAAATAAAATAATATTAAAAATATAATTAATTTAAATTTTATACACCATAACATATAGCAAGTATAAAAGTTATTAATAAAAAGTAAGTTAAAAAGAAAAGTTTAATTTTCACGCAGTTCTTAAAATATGATATTTCTTTCATTTAATAGTTCAACTTTTTTCGGATATTTTTCCTTAAAGATATCTAATTTATCATTCCTTCGATAGTAGTAATATTGACTTCTTGCACTCAGGAAATATTTATCTTTATCATATTTTTCCTTCTTGTTTTCTTTATTTAATCCATAATAATTCCTGGCTCTTTCACGATTCTTATTTTTGAAATCGTCAGTATCTTTAATCAATTCATATCTATCCTTTTCCTTCTTTCTCTTTCTCTCATATTGTTCCAGTACCTTCTTAATTCTTTCAGGGTCAGTAATAGTTGGATTCATGTTATTATATATACTTTATAATATATTTTTATTTTTAAATATAAACGCCATAATATAAAATAAAATTAATATTATGAATAAATATCTATTCTTATAATAAATGCCGTTAGACAAACAGGGGAAACCTATATTATATAAACCATGGGTTAGTAAATCTAAGACTAAAAAATATAATGTATATGTAAAAGTAAATGGTAAAGTTAAACAAATATCATTCGGTCAAAAGGGTATGGGACAGTTCAAAGATAAAGGTGGTAATTATAAATCTTTAGATCACGGTGATAAGAAACGCCGTGACTCCTATCTTGCAAGAGCTAAAGGGATTAAAAATAAGAAAGGTGAATTAACATGGAAAGATAAGAATACTGCTAATTATTGGGCGGTACATTATCTATGGTAATATCTTTACCTCAGGTTCAGGCTCAGGTTCTAATTCTTGGGATTCAACTCTACTTAATATCTGATCTTCTTTGACAAGTATTTCCTTCTCTTTTTTCAATATCTTATCCTGCTTCTTTTCTTTTAATTTAGTTGCCTGGTCTTTCAATCCTTTCATTTCGTCCTCTGAAGGTGGTCTTCTCTCACATTGGAATATATAACATAAATTAACTTTACAATGACACTTGGACTGCCACACTACTAATAATAATGACGCTATCGCACCTAAGACTAATACGATTGCTCCTGCTGCTTGGTCTACAGAATAATCTTGCAATTGTCCCTCCTCACTCATGATAGTGTTTATTTTAAGAAAGATAATATTTGATTTATAATATTTATTAAAGTATAAATGGATATTGAGACAAATAAAGACCCTCCTAAACCAGTTGAACAAATAAGGGAACTGGTTAAACAAATAGACAAAGACTTATTTGATATTAAACAAGATATCTTATTTATCAAACTCAAGATAAAGGAAAGGGAAGAGAAAGAGAAGATTCAGAAGCTCAGTGGTGGGTGGTGGTTATTCTAAATTAGATTTTTTACATTTATTTTTTCACTAATTTATACAAAAACTTTAAAAATTATAGAAATATAATAATTATATTTTGTATATTATAAAATGGATTTATTACCTAAAGTTCAAGTTGACCTAATTGAAGAAGAACCTGAAGCACTAAAAGAAGAATTAGAATCTGACGAGGATACTGTTAAGGAGACGGTAACTGAAGTATTACCTGAAGTAACACATAAACCCATTATCCCTGAGGAGAATATCTTTCAAGGTAAAGAACCCACAGTAAAACCAGTCAAGGAGAAACCAGTCAAGAAGAAACGAGTCATGACACAGGAACAACTGGACAGACTTGCTAAGGGTAGAGAGAAGGCACTTGCTAAACGCCGTGCTGCTGCTGCTGAAAAGAAAGAACTGAAAGACCTACAAAAGAAGAAGAAACAAAATGAACTCAATGCACTCAGAAGGGAAGTTGGTGAAGAACCTAAACCTGTACCTACTCCTGCTCCTGCTCCTGCTCCTGTAAGTGAACCAGTAAAACAAAAGGCAATTACTTCTCTTGACGATTTACCTAAGGAACTATTAGTTCAATTACAACAAGCAGCTATAGAAGGATATGATACAAAACGCAAGGCACGAAAGGAACAGAAAAAGAAGGACGCAGAATCTAATGCGTTACACCAGTCTAAAATGGATATGATATCTGACGCAATCAAACCTAAACAACCTGCTAAATATGGTGAACCTGGATATTTCACTTCAATGTGGGCTATTTAATAAAAGGGCACAAAGTCCACAAAGTCCATGAAAATATATTCACAAAAAGCAATTTTGTAAAATGATATTTGGTGAATTCAATAATCAATATTTTTAGAAATAGTTTCAAAAAAAACGTTGCCTTTGTTGCCTTTAGGGACACTCCGTAATAACATTATTCTTCTTTCTTATACTTTATGACGGTTTATGGTCTCAAAGGTTAGTGTCCACGTTTTTGAGAGTGTAAATATTTTTGTGGACAGGTGTCCATGTTTTTGTGGACACCTCATTATTTTCGTTGCCTTTCTGAAAATATAATATTTTTAATATTATAAATGAGAGTTGCATTCACTATACCCACCACTTCAAATGGTAAAGAATGGGCTTCAATTGAAGAAACATATCTTTATACAATACTTCTTCCTTCTTTAGAGGGTATGAAAGAAGATATAGTAATCTATATGGGATATGATTCAGACGATAAATTATACTCAAAAATATTATTACCCACACAATACGAAAAGATTAAAATAGAATGGATACCTTTTGATAATACATACAAGGGTAAACCATGTCATATATGGAATGATTTAAGTAAAAAGGCATTTGAATTACATGATTATGTATTTTGTTGTGGGGACGATATACAATTAGATAGTAATAAAAACTGGTTGCAAGTCTTTATAGAACATTTACAAAAAAACAATAATATAGGTTATTCTTCAGGGTGGTCTAATAATGATCAGATTCCTACTCAATTCTTATTCCATAAAAAACATTTTGAAATATTTGAATTTATATATCCACCAGCTATTCACAATTGGTACTGTGACGATTTCATTTATGGTCTATATGGTAAGTTTGGTAATTGGTTGAAAGAATATAAACATTTGAATCTTGGTGGAACACCACGATACAATCCTAATAATGATAAAAAGTTATGTGAAATATTAATCCGTAGACATAAAAAACAATTGAACAAATATCAAAACAATTTTAAATATATGAATTAAGTAAATGACCTATAAACATGAATTCAATAAAAAATATGGTTTCAAAAAAGAAGAACCCCATACACTTAAAGAAATATCTAAAATTACTGGAATTCAAATGAAAGGTCTACAGACTATATATGATAAGGGTATAGGTGCTTTCAAAACGAATAGGGGTGCAGTTCGACCAAATGTAAAATCAAAAGAGCAATGGGCTATGGCTCGTGTCTACGCTTCTTTAAGTCCTAAGTCTAAAGCTCATAAAATAGATAAAGTTCATTTAGTAAAAAAGAAATCTAAGAAGAAGTAAATGGGTGAATATATTAAAGGTGATATACATGAAGTTATAAAAACAATTGATTCGAATACTATAGATTTTATTTATACAGATCCACCATTTAATTCTCAAACAAAGGCAACGTGGGACTCAAGTCTGAAATGGGATATATTATTCCCTGAAATGTGGAGGGTATTGAAACCCACAGGAATTATTGCCCTTCATAGTGCAATACCATTTACATACGATTTAATTAAATATGAAAAACCTAAATACAATTATTCATGGAAAAAGAATAATAGTACAGGATTCTTTAGTGCTAAATATCAACCATTAAGAACCATGGAAGAGATATTTATTTACTATAAAAAAACAGGAACTTATAATCCTCAAATGATAGGTGAACAATTTGTAAAGAAAAGAAATGTAAAATACGGCGGTCAGAATGGATATTGGGGTGAAGCTGGTGTAAATAAAGATAATGAATATGTTGAAGAGGAAGGTCATAAGGGTAAGTTTCCTACAACATTTTTAGAATACCCTATAAGAAAAGGTAAAGGTAATGGTATAACAAGGTGCGACGAAATGATTGATTATTTTATAAAAACATATTCAAATGAAGGTGATACAATATTAGATATGACACACCATAATAATATAGTGGGTGATAGGTGTGCATTATTAAATAGAAAATATATAGGTGTTGATATAGATCCTGAATTTAATCCCACCTGATTTAATCTTCAGTTTATTTCTTGATTAAAAAATATTATATATAATATAAATATAATGAGTAAGAAACTTAGTATCCTCAAAGTAGTTGATCCTCCTAATGTAAAACATAAACCATTACACCCTAATCTCCCTGCCCCTTGTTCGTGTGTTCTCATGGTAATGCCCACTAAAACTGGGAAAAGCACAATTATTTCTAATATGTTACTTAATAAAGACTTCTATGGTCAGGACTTCTTTGACCATACAAAAATAATATCGAACACAATAAATAATGATCAAACGAGTAGATTTCTTAAAGCTGCCTTTGATTGTGAAGACCATTATGAAGACCGTATGATACATGATTTAGTAAAGTCTCAAGATAGTTATGGGGACGATAAACCTTCTGTATGTTTAGTATTAGACGATTGCCTTGGAGATAAGACTACAGCCTTAAACAACATTAGTTCAAGATATCGCCACAGCAATATCCAGTTATTAATTATATCCACACAATTATTTCGTAAGACAAGTCCTACTATTCGTGCGAATGCAAACTGGGTATTAATTGGTAGATTAACTAATGAATCAGAATTGGACAAGATTTCTGAAGAATATTCAGGTATGTTTTCAGGCGATAAAAACTTCCGTGAACAATACAAGAAAGCAACTAAAAAGAAATATGATTTCATGACGTTGAAACTAACTGAGAACCCTGCTGAGATATGGATAAATTTTAATGAGAAAATATATCCTACTGAAAATGTGGTAGAAGAACAAATAGAATAATATCATTTATTTATTTATCTTATAATTATATTATATATATAATATTATAAAAATTATGGAGTTTGTAAATGCGAATCGTTCTAAAGACTCAGAGTTTCTCGCAGGACTACAGAATTACGGAGCACAGGTATTTGAAGACAATAAGTCACTTGATTTAGATATTAAAGCTGCTGGTGACACTCAGTTACAACAACAGGAACTTTTAGAAGGGGATCAAGCAGAGAAGTCAGTTAAGACAACCCTTTCTCTTGCCGGTGTTGGTGTAGGTGGATTAGAGAAAGCAAAAAGAATTGTACCTAAGGTAAAGGCAGCAAACACCGCAAGGAAGGAGGCAAGTGCGGCAAGAGACCTTGCTGCAAATAGAGCTCAGGGTTGGTCTCGTGGTGCGAGACCTGCTGGGGCTGGTGGTGAGGTAGAGGCAAGAGGAGCAGCAAGAGGAGCAGCAAGAGGAGGAGCAGCAGCAGCAGAAGTAGAGAATCCCCTTGCTGACGCAGCAAGAGTAGGAGGTAGTGCCGAGGCGAGAGCTGGACTTGAGGCAAGTGAAGAAGGAGCAGGTAAACTACTTGCTAAAGGTGCTGGTGTACTGGCGAGAGGTGCTGGTCTTGTGGGTGCTGGTATTAGTGCTGCTGACGCTATTAATGATTATAGAAATGGTAAACATGGTTGGGCACAGGCATTAGAAATAGGTGGGGCAGGTGCGGAAGTGTTTGGAACTATACTTGAGTTCACCCCACTTGCTCCATTAGGTCTTGCCTTACAGGTGGGAGGTGCTGCTGCGAGTGCTGTGGGAACTGGTATTGCTGCAGAGGAATCTGAAGCAGAGACAGGTAAGAATATTCAAGCTTCTAAAGACGAAGCGTCAAAGGCAACTAAAGATTTAGAAGCACAGAGGAGAACAGCAGTTTCAGGATTGTCCACAGCAGGTCAGGGTGGATTCTCTGTTGCAAGAGCAGTTCAATAATTTCTTTTTTTCATAATTTTTTTTTATTCATTTTTATTTTATAATGTATATTATAAAATATGAGTGTAAAGTCATTTTGGAAAGCAGAGTCAACTATCCCTATTATTCAAACTTCAAAGGCGGTCACCGCCCTCAATGGTCTAAGTTTTGAAGGTGGTCAGGAGGTTAGAATTAAAGTCCCTCCTTCCACAAAGTTCTTTCAACCTAAAGAATGTTATCTTCAGGCAGATATTAAGTTAAGTGGAGGTACAGTCCCCACTAAACTTCAATTAGATTCTGAGCTGGGCGGACAGATTTTAATCAAAGATATTCGTATCTATTCTAGTGCTGAGAAGGGGGGGTCTGTTTTACTTGAGGAGATTCAAGGTTACAATTCCATGGTTTCTATTATGAGAGATTTTGATACAAATGATAGTGAGAAAAAGAAAAGAGCTATGACTGAAGGTGCTACTGTATGGATTCCATACACAAGAGGCACTCGTGGTTCAACTAAGTCCAGTGCTGCTGACATTCTAACAAATCCTTATTTTGTTGAAGACCCGGTAGGTGCTTCAAGTGCTACAACCACCGGTGATAAAACTGGTGCTATGGCTTTCAATACTGCTAAACTTTGTCTTCCATTAGAGACAGGAATATTCCGTTCTGAAGCAATCTTCCCTAATATGTTAACGGGTTTAGAAATTGTTATTACCCTTGAAGACGCTGGTAAATGTGTTACTCAATTAGATTCTGTTATGAGAAACCGTCGCCTCAACCTTAACCCACGATTCCATTCTCGCAGTGGTTCTAATGTTATTACTGGTGCTGGAGTTGGAGCTGCTCAAATTGCGAACGGTGATACTGTTGCTGAAATATATCTCACTACAGATAATTCTCAAGTTGATCCCTATCAGTGTCCATTCTCGGTTGGTGAAACCGTTTCTATTGTATCTGAAGACAACGCAACACTATTGACTACAGATAAACCACTTGTAATTGCTTCTATCAATGCAAGTGCTACTGCTAATAATGGAGCTGGTCTTTTACAGATTGTATTTGACCCAGCAGACGCAGTTTCTTCTCAGGCTACTACTCTTGCTCCAGGTGGAGTCTGTTGTGTAGTTTCTCAGGCAGTAGTAGACGACGCAGCATATTCACCTTCATACAGTCTATCTAATGTTGAACTTGTTGTACAGGAGGTAGACCCTGGAAGTGCTTTTGAAGCTGATATGTTGGGTGGTATGAAAATGAATGGTGGTGTTATTGCACAGGACATTGTATCATGTCAGAATTACAGATATTCTCAGAATGTTAATGATATAGTTGCTAATATTAGACTTCCTCTTCAGAATGCTCGTGCCAAGTCTATTGTGTGTCAACCAACAGACGCAAGTGCCTATACTTCTTCTGACCGTGTCAGTGCTTCCGGAACTTATGTTGTTGCTGCTGATACTTCTGAAGATATTACCCTCAATGAATCTACTGCTGGTCTACGAGGCATATCTGATAATATCCAGGACTTTCAGTTCCTCTATGACGGTCGCCTTCAACCCAGTCGCCCTGTCCGTTGTGCGAAAACGAGTTCTAAGACAAGTATAGACGCACAGCCTCTAATTGAGACAACCAAAGCTCTTCAACAGGGAGAAGTGAATGCACGGTCTCTCCACGCATTTAATTCTAATTTCTTAGTATCGAGGGCACTCGCATTAAATAGGGGTGTATATGATACTCGTAATAAAGATTTCTCTGTTCAGGTCAATTATGGAAGTAGTACCACTAAGAATAAGTTATGGAATAATTTTGTATTCCATTTAAGACGAATCAATATTCGTGGTGATAATATTTCTGTAGAATACTAAAGAATTATGAAATAATGTTTTTTAATTTTTATCTTTCAATTTTATTTATATATTAATTAGTATAAATATAATGTCAAAGCGTTACTTGGATATAAGACCTTCAAACTCAAATGCTTCTCAATCATACAGGGACGGACGACCAGTCATATCGTTTACTGTTGCTGAATCTGAAGAGGTTCTAATGCCTCAGTCTGTTAGATTCTGTGGTAAATTACATGTTTACAAAAATGGTGCTCGTGCGAGAGTTACTGACGCAGACCCACTTGCTATGGATTCTCGCCTGGGTATGTGGTCTCTTTTTGATCAAGTTGTCCTTTCAAGTGCGACTAGTAAACAAACTATAGAACACATTAGACACGCAAATAGGTTCTATCAAAGTTACTTGGGATTAACCAGTTCTGAACAATCACTCATAGGACACTATGGAGAAAGTGGTCTATCTCTTCCTTCTACTAATGGACAAAAGACTTCTGTTGTTGAGGAAGGTGTAGGTACAAACTGCAATGAGTTCTGTATTAATATTCCTACAGGTATGCTTTCAGGCACGAGTGCTATTCCACTTTCAAGACAGAGTGGAATTGGTGGTTTACAGTTAGATCTATACCTCGCACCTGATTCCATGGTTCTGTTTAATACCAGTGCCTCTACCGCAGCTGAGAAAGGTATTGACGGTGCTTTCTATGAATTAACTGAATGTAAACTAATTGCTGAAGTTCACAGTCCTACCCCTGAGGAACAGTCTCAGGTTGCAGCTATGGGTGGTTTTGAATACAACTCTATTGCCGGATATTATTCTACTATTAACTCTACGAATGCTAATATTAATTTTGGATTAGGATTGAGTCGTGTTGAGAGTCTATTTATGAACTTCATTCCCAGTAATTTCTTGAACAATCTTGAGGAGAACTCTCTACAGACAATTATTCCTCTAACCTCTACAGGAGCAATCGCAAATGTAAATCAGGTTGTATTTACTAAGGGTGGAGCAAGATATCCATTAGATTATAATATTGATACTGCACACAAACAGGATAAGACAAATAAAAAGGTTGATCCTCAAGTAATTCGTAATTTTATGAATGCTGTCATACCATTCAATAAGATTTCCCACACTTCTATTTCACCCACGAATACTGGTAAACGATACACTGGAAATGATAACTCTGTTCTTGAGGGAGGAGCACTCTACGGAATTGGAGTTGCATATGATATTTTAGGTTCAACCGCAGGAGGCGATTTTTCACAGGAAACCTTTGGAGCTCAGATTGACCTTGACCTCAATGACGATAATCCTGTAAGTGCTTTCATTTATGTTCACTCTAAGAACACTGTTCTATTTAAGAATGGACAGATTGAAGTTATTTCGTAAATTATTTTTCATACTTATTTTTTCTACTTTTTTAATTGAAATTATTATATTTTTAAGATTATAATAATATGTCACTTCCTCAAGCATTAAAACCTGGAGTAATTCCCTCTAACACTGAACAACGTATAGATACAGATATTCTTGAACCGGTAATTTTCACTGAATCATTTATTAGATACCAGCTTCAAAATAAAGGTATTCTAAACCCTAAATCTAAACTCACCTTTTCTATTAAGGAACATGGTGGACACGACGCATTCTATCCTCTACTTACTGGAGTAGGCTCTATCATTGATAGAGTCACCCTTAAAATTGGTGGTAAAACTATATGTGAGGTACAGGACTGGGCTCACCTTCACGCCTATAAGTCTATGTTTATTGAACAGTCTGTAGTTAAAGAAAGAGAGCAGTATGAGAGTGCTCGTCTTATGTCTAATGCTGTAGTCTACAATGATAAGACTATGGTTTCTGAAAAGATTGGATTAGACCTTGGAAAAGAATTTGACGATAAGGCAAGTGCCGCTAATACTGAAATGAAGGTTAGAACCTTTCAAAAACTCGCACAGAAACCAGTATTCTCAATTGCATTAGACGAACTCCTACCAGTATTAAGAGGTCTACCAGGTCTCCCACTCTTTATGATTGAGGGACAGGTTCAGATTGAATTGACTCTATCTGACCCAGTAGGTAAGAGAGCTTGTCTCAGTCACTCTGGAGATAATGCTGGACACTCCTTTACTCTTGATCAAAATGAATGCCGTATGATTGCTGATTATACTTTCCTTGACGGTGACGATATGGAAACATACCGTAAAGAGAACTCTCAGTTCCAGCACCGCTTCAGTGAACCACGCCTCACTAAGACTACCCTTGCGACTCAGGCTGACGCACAGAATCAGATTAGAAATGTTGGAGGTGCTGGTCGTGTAGTTGATTCCATGATTGTGGGTGTTACTTCTGATAAAATGTCAGAGTTCTTTAGTGCTTCAGGGACTTCAAATGCTAAGGGTCTATTAAATGATTACCGTGGTATAGCTCCTGAAATGAGTGCTGCTCGTACCTATGGTCAACTTGTAGCAAATGTAAAAAAGAATGACGAGTTTTTATATCCATTGGACAGATCTAATACCGCACTTCATTTCCACGGTGTTACAGACACGGAAGGTGCTCCTCCTCATGTAACCAGGGCAGAATATTCTCGTCAGGGTGATTCTCTTGTTGCTAATAAGTTTGAGGGATACACTTTCAATGGTCAGAATGAAATGACTGGACAATTCTTCTACAATGCATACAAACTCAATGACGGTGAGCGTGTTGATAGTCGTGGTCTTGAATTACACCATAAGTATCAGAACCTTAAGACTACTGAAGCACCATACACTTCTCGTTGCTGGATTGAGCTCATGAAGGTAATGGTAATCAATGAGGGTGTTGTTGAATGCTACTTTCTCTAAGGGACACAAAGGCAACAAAGGCAACAAAAATATTGAGACAAAAAGCAAATCTCAAAAATACAATATAGATATTATGATATCTAACAAAAAACAAATTTACTTTTCTTCTAAATATTTTCATGGACTTTGTGGACAATAGTTCCTTTTATCTTTTTTAATTGGTTTAAAATTAAATCTTATTATATACTATAATATATAATGACATTCAAAGAAAATCTAAAGGAAACACTTAAAGAATCAAGACCTAATGCGAAAGACTCTACCATTAACATGTATACAGCAAACCTCACTAAACTAATGAAGTTGTTTGATAGTGAGGATCTAAAGTTTCTTGATTCACCTGAAAAAGTAAAGGATAAAGTAAGTGAATTACATTTCACAACACAACGCAATTATCTCAATGCAATTATAGTCTATCTTATGGCTGAATCAAAAGACCCTGAAGAAGATAAACTAATCAAAGAATATTTATCAATTCGAAATGAATACAACGCTATGTATGAGGAACAGAATGCGTTAGGTACTATCTCAGACAAGCAGAAGGATTCCTTTGTTGATATATCAGAAGTAAATAAAATGATAGATCAAATGGCTCAAGAAATTAAAGAAAAAAAGATAAAGAAGAAAGAAGATTTAAGTGCTAAAGATAAAGCATTATTACAGGTATATATTATTTATAATATTTACACTCGTATTCCCATGAGGAATGATATCTCAGGAATGGAGACTATCAATAAGAGGGCATATAATAAATTATCTGAAACTGAAAAGAAAGAAAAGAATTATTTAGTTATCAATAAGAATGCAATGTTCATGGTATTGAATAAGTTCAAGACTTCTTCTAAGTATGAAGAGATCAAAATAGATATACCTAAAGACCTTGAGAAATTATTAAGGTTATGGATAAGAATTAATGGTATGGGTGTTTTGTTCACCTCAAGCACAGGAAAGCCATTAAGTAGAAACGCTTTATCACAGCTTCTAATTAAGACAAGTAAAAAGTATATGGGTAAAAGCATTAGTACAACCATGCTCAGAAAAATATATTTAAGTTCTAAGTATTCTAAAGTAAAAGAGGAAATGGAAAAGGACGCAGAAATTATGGGGCATTCAACACAGACACAGGGCAAGGTTTATATTAAGAAAGAGCAAGAAGAATAATTCTCTATAATTGCGTTTATTATAAATTATTTAAATATATGTTATAGTATAGAAACAATGTGGAATATAATAGAAGATTTAAAGTATGGAAAGATTCGTGAGAAATATGTTGTAAAATATTTGAATGAAGACATATACATGAATGATAAATTAAAGCTTTATCAGAATGAGAAAAAACAAGTTGACTTTAGAAATGAAGAAATAGTGGGAGAATTAAAGAGTAGGACTTGCACACATTCCTTTTATGATACAACCTTTTTTGGATATAATAAAATTGAATATCTTATCGAATCAAAAGATAAAAGGGTATGGAAGTTTTACTTCCTATTCACAGACGGTTTGTATGTATGGACTTACAATAAAGAACAGTTTGAAATTAGAGATTATGAACACCAGGAGAGAGGGTGGATCAAACAGGTATATATCCCTGTAAAATATTTAGAATGTTTAAGTCGTAAAATACACAATCATGAAAACATTAATCAAATGATATTGTAAAACTTCCTTGCTTACTAATTAACCCATAATATTTTTTAACCTTCTTTTTACTTTTACTTTCTAATATTCTTTTCATTTTATTAGAAATAACAGGCTCTATCTTCTCTGTACATTTAGGGTCTTGATTAAGTAATCTTATAGCACGTCTCACAGACGGTATATCGCCATAGACACTTATATCTTTCATTTGAATATATATCTCTTCAAGATTATTGAATATACTACATTCTAAATGATATCCATTATTGCAGTAAACAATAACTTCCTTACAGAATCTCATTATCTTTTGTTTCTGTTTAATAGTTAATAATTTATCAGGATTAGGTTTAGTGAGATAAGTCTTTAATTCTTCTATGTTTCTAATCATATAAATTTCATTATCCTCAGGTATGAATTCAATATTATCAATTTCACTCCATAACATAATAGATAATCTTAGTTTATCTAAAGTGTTACACCCAGGAACATGAATATTGAATCGTGAAATAATTTCAAGTAGATCTCCTTTTGAGAAAGTTTTATCAATCATTCTATTATACTAATAAATATATTTTAATTATTATAATATAACCTAATGCTGACAGCTCAAGAATTAATTACACTCATAAAGGCTCACAATAAGTTAGTCTCTATTAAGGTAAATGCTTCTATGAAAAGAGAAAAACTAATTAAGTTAATAGAGGATAAGGGATACAAAGTAGATCATAAGAATAAGAAGATTGTAGACGCTCGTAAGGATAGACCACGAAGACCTAAGATTACACTTAAAGAAGCAGAGGACATGTTGCCTAAACCTAAAACAGCATTACAGAAACAGAAAGCACAGGAACGAAAAGAAGAGAAAGCTGCAGAAGAAAAGAAGAAACTTCGTATGGCTAAAAAGGAAGCAGTTGAACAATCAAAGAAAGGTGATAAGAAACCTGCTCCTAAGAAACCTAAACCTGCTCCTAAGAAACCTATGAAGAAGGAAGACGACGTAAGACCTAAGGAAAAAGTAGGTCGCCCCAAGGTAGATCCTAAAAAGATTAAAGTAGTACAACCTAAAAAGAAAGAACAACCTAAACCTGTTAAGAAAATACAGAGGAGACAATTACAGGAAACTAAAAAGACTACTACAACTAAGACAGAAGATAAACCTGAAAATCTTAAATTGAAAAAGAAGTTAAGCGACGAAGAAAAGAAAATAAAAGAAAAAGAGAGAGAAGAGAGAAAGAAATATAATCAATATAAACAAGACTTAAAAAATTTCCCAGTAGCAGAATTAAGAGAAATTGTAAAGCAATATAATTCTCACCCTGAAAGAAAAAGAGAATTAAGAATTAAAGGAGAAAGTAAAGAAGCATTAATAGGAAAAATTGCAGGATATAGAATGAATGAATTATTCCCTATTAATATCCCTGAAAAAAAACAGAGAGCTAAGAAAGATATAACTGAGGAAGAGAAAGATAAAAAGAAAAAAGAAAGACAAGCTAAGGCTAAGGAACAGAGAGCAAAGGAAAAACCTTTTATTCCATTAAGAAGAGCAGTCGGTCAATTATACGCTAAATATAATAGACTACTTAGAGAAAATAATTATCAGGATATTAAAGGATTAGTTAAATCTATGAGAAAAGAATTTTCTGATATATTAGAAACGATAGAAGAAGAAGCAGACGAGAAGGATATTGAATTAGACGACGATATATATAATGAAATAGACGAAGACTTAGAGAAACAAATAACTCAATTGAAATCAATAGCAGAGAGAGGACTAAGAGGAGAATTCTCTGAGGAATTTAAAAAGAAACAAAGAGAAGAAGAAAGAAAGAAAAGAGAAGGTAAATAATTATTTCTTCTTAGGGAAAGTCATGTATCCATTTGATTCGTCATTCTCAATTATCCTTAATCTTAATAAAGCCATAAGACTTGAAACAAATATCTCAAGGTCAGACTTTCTTATAGGTTGTTTATTTAATTTCCTTGTATGAATCATATTGCAATACATTCTATAAGTTTTTATTTGAGTCATTATAGGTACACCTTTACTTTTCATGATTAGGTATTCTCCTTGATATAGATATTGTTTAACTGTTTTCTTTTCAGATAATCCCCAACCACAAATCAATAATCCCTTATAATAAAAACATATTGAACCATTCGAACCTACTTTTATCATTATATATACTTAAATATATATATAATATAGTCTTTAAACTTAAATTATACCTATTATATGGTTATTAATCTTAAATTATACCCTATAATAGACTTAAAGAAACATAAATCTATACTTAAAGAAACATAAATCAATTGATTTATTCTTTAAATAGGGTAAAAACACTAATAAACCTTGTTTTAAAGGTATATTATAGTCATAAAGTAAGATTAAAGGGTATATTATAGTAATAAAATAAGATTAAACAATACTGCAATGACCGTCACAGGTCTTCTTCACCTCTACTTCTTCTTCAACTAAATCATTTACTAATTCAGACTCAGTATCAGATTCAGATACTTCAGATTCTTCTGAGGATTCTGTTTCATAATCAGGATCTATATTTCTTTCAAGGTCTTCCTGTATATGTCTTAGTACAGCAAGTATTTCAGTGTCACCTCGTTTTGAATAGAAACTAATAATCTCCTCAAGTTCAATATTATTCACAACACTCATTTATATTATTACTTAGATAATAAATATAATAAATTAACCCTACCTCAAAAATCATATCCATGTAAATTAAATTTTTTTGAATCATATGTTCTTTATATTACTTTTTATTTTTTTTCATTCTCTTCTGTTGATCCTCCATAACCATTTGAGCTATACCCAATTGATTCGTAACATTCTTAGATATTTTGTAGATCACAGCACTATCATTGTTTACTCTTGAGAATTGTTGATTAGGGTCGTGTATTGAAGTTGTAATACTTGTAATCCTTTTCTTTTTAGTTATTGTAAATACATAATCAGATTCACTACTGAATATAAAATCGTTCCCTGAGTATTGTTTATCACACACGGTTACAACTGGAAGTTTTGATTCATTATCTTCACCACCTAAGTAATGTGGTTTATCTATAATATCAGACCTTATGCAATAATAAGGTTTTAACATTTTTCGTGGTAAGTTAGGAGCAAGTAATCTTAAAGATACTGTGTTCTGAGAAATAGCAGGTGAGAATTGTTGTCGCCCACTTGTCAGGTGAGTATTCAAGGGATTACCACCTACGGTTGAAGGTGTAGGTATTTGAGTTGAAAATATAGAAGCACCAAACTGATTAACAATATAATCTCTAGTATCTGTAGATACGATATCTGAATTAGTTGTAACTATTCCCAATTGTTCTTTATTAGAATTATCAACTCTTTGTAATCTATTATTTCCGCTATTCAGTTTACTATTTAATGAATCATAATCCCAACCCAACAATGCCCATAAACATGAATCCCACTGCTCTTCTGTAAATCCAAAATCAGAAATGAATACACCGGTAGGAGTATCAAAGATAGCCCAAGGAGATATATTACGATTCATATTAGATATCTTCCTTTTTATAATATCATTAGTAGTTGTATCAGGAAACTTAGTACCACCATAAGAATAATCAACCTCAAAATCAATATCATAAGGTCTCATATCAGGAGTGTATACATATTGATTAATTCTTTTATTGATCTTATAAACAGTATTATTTGCGGTCTGAGTATTATCAGGAGCAGGAGTAAACTCGTCCACCTTTACACCTGAATCACCAGCACTAAAGAAAGATTGTCCTGTTAATTCGTTTGTATGTAATTGTTTGAAAAAGAATCTTGATTCATTTATATCATAATCAAAAATAGGATTAATAGCTCCCACATAATTATATCTTAAATGTTGTGCTGTAGGAGTTGCAGTTCCACATAAAACAGACCTCGCCTCTGCCTCGGCACTCGCCTTCTGTTCTGCTGGGTCTGCTTGTATTATTCTATTCTTATCACCTATACCCCAGCAATTAGCACTCGCATAATCTAATTCTAATCTCCCATTCCAACCTATCATGGCTGCTGTTCCATAGGCGTTAAAATGAAAATCAAAACCTATCTTTGTACCTGAAATAAGATTTCCATTTTGACTATTAATAAACAAATCATTATTTATACCCCCTATAAGTTCAGGGTGTAATACAATACTATATCCGTCCCTTGTAGCTATTCCATAGGATAAATTGTTTATATCTGAACCGTCAGTATACACCCCGTCATTCTTTTTATCAAAATAAAAGAATAATGGAAGTGATTGTTCAGACTGAGCCTGTTTAGTCAGACCTGTATTATCGCCACCTAAGAAGGTACTACCAAATCTCGTATTACAATGAAGAAATCTCATATTATCAACTGAATTGACTATATCATTAAAAGGAGGTTGAACTTCTTGTGCCGTTCTATTACTAAATAATTCAGGGTATAATCCCTGGGCTTGAATTAACTTCCCTAAACTATGAATCTTGTCCCATGATATATTAGTCTTTACACTTGAAGTAGTTCTATTCGCTGGGAGGATATTAGCAGCAGTAGTATAACCCAAACCATATGCAGTCCCCATGAAAGTGTGACCTGCCTCAACTATATCAGGTCTCTTGTGATATACATTATAAAAATTAGATTGATAGTCTAAAGATTCTTGTTTAACCTCAGCACTGGATTCAACTGTGGCTTTATGAAATGAATCCCAGGCACTTTTAGACATAGTCCTATCTGAACCACATAAGAAAGGTTGAAATGTATTTGTATCGTATGTAACACTTAAATCGTGTACAACACCGTCTATTTTATATTGAAATACTTTCCCTGGATTTGCATTCTTTAAGGTTGTAGTTATTTCAGCACTAAGATTACCCGGACTATTAAATCCAGGTGTCACTTTCAAATCAATTTTATTTTTATATGTTTTATAATTCGTCTCTTCTATAAATAAATAGTCTCCTCTTTGACCAGGTAGATTTCCCTCAGGTCTTTCTATAGTTTCCCTTAATGGTATAGTTGTCTGTGCTCTCATTAATGTATACCTTGAGTTATCAGTTTTTAATCTGAAAAATCCTGTTGTAGTATCAGAAGCATTTGAAGTATCTATCCACATATAATCGTCTACAACAAAAGACCTATCACTAAGCTCATAATGAGGACGACCCCTTTCCACAGAATCATGACGATTCCAATTATCACTCCAATACTGAACTGGGTCTGTCTCTGTTCCAGTGGGGGTATCCCACGCCCACCTACGAGGTAAAAAGATTGTTCCATTATCACCTCCAGCTGTTAGATAATGTTCAGTAACTATCTTGGTTTCATTATCCTTAGGAATAAATGTTTC